AGGGCGCGTGCCTCGAACGTCGTTACGTACCCCTCAAATAACTTCTCAAATATATCGATGACAGTGGACTTGCCCGTACCCGGTGCTCCATAAAATACCAGGAACTTCTGTAGCCACTTAGAGTCTCCGGAGACAATCGCCCCGATAGACCACTCGATTTTATCTCGTTCATCAGGAGCGTATAGCACACTAAGCAGTTCATCCCATGCGTCGGTTCTTCCTGGTTCGAGTGCATATGGGAGCCTTTTGCTGGCGTAGTCCTTCTTACCAACCTTCGAGTTAGCGAACGTCAGACATTCATCCAACTGATGGAAGTTTCCATTATGTGGTAGGTTTCGGATATACTTGTTAAACTTCTCCCACGTACCTGAGTTGAAGTCCCTGCTATAAAGCGGGTCAAAGACGTCGCCATTTTTCTTAGCGTCCTCGACGAACTCACGTAGACCTTGATCTACAAGTCGCCGAACATCAAATTCGTTCTGAGACCACATGCCTTGCTCTTGGTCCCAAACAGCATAAAATGCACCACCTCTAACCATTAAGTCATCAAAGGTATCAACAATCCAGTCGGGATATACTTGTGGGGTGCCTTTGCTGGCATCCTTAATTCTGATTTTACAGAAATCCACAAAACCCCCTCCCTTATTGCCCTCTAAGATACTCCGCAAACTGATACCAGACTTCGACGTCTCTTTGATCAGTATGGGGTCTAGTTAACGGAAATAACCCTCCCTTCCCGTTATGCTCGTAAGTCCGCCAAATAAATCGGTCTAGAATTTCCTCGACGTCCGCGGGATCTATATCTGCAGCATCGTTCAGTTCACAAAGCCCAAGGTTCTCTAGGAATCTCCAGAACCAAGTCCTGAACCCTATGTCTGTCATGAACTCGGTCCGATACGAAAAGGCGATCAACATTTCGAGAACCGAACACCCAGCTATCGATTTTACACTATGCCTTGGGTACATCGTTCTGGACTCGAATATGAAGTCGTCTCTAAGCTCCAAACCATCCGCCACTCTGTTATCGTCACCAGATATAAGCCACACAAACTCGATCCGGTGAAGAATCTGCAGCAGCTTCCAATGCGTCAAAGATGGTGTCGGGTTTGGAACCGGATGCATCACCTTAGCGCAGAGCCATCGAAAATACTCCTCCTCGAGAGCCCATAACACGGTTACTCCAATCTGAACTTCGGATGTTGCTTACCCTTCTTGGGCTTCCTACTGTGCTGGATCTCTTCGTCTAGCCCTAAGACTTCCATACCGAAGTGTCCTGGATCACGAAGGATCTCGTACTCGCACTCAATCTTCTCATTACGGACATATACGATGTTCTCATCCTCTGATCCATGCCCAAAGAGCAAGATCCCGAATATGTCTCGGTTGTAAACAGGAGCGCCCTTCGAATCACAAAGAACGTCGTCACCCACATAATATGTGAGAGTTTCGTGCGGATAATCCATCTCGTCGCTGTTAAATTCGTCGACGTGGATCACATAAGGACGGTTAGGCCCTCTGTTCTGGGCTTCTTCCTTGTAGTCCCAGTAATCGTCTCGATAGTTGTCTCCCTTCTCCGGTGATGTGCGCATGAGCGTTTGAATCTCTGTTTCCTCTTCTACGACGATGATGGTCTCTCGTACCGTAACTGCGTCGGTAAACGGGAGTTCTGGTTGAGCTTCTTCAATCTCAATGCTCGAATCTCCAAGATCTCCCTTTCTAGAATGTTCACCTCCAGCATCAACTCGATTATCTCCAGCTCGATCTGACGGCCCCTCAAAGTAAGGGCGTTTATTTCTGATCTTTCCAAGGACATACCCGACACCTACTCCTACGCCTAACGCGATAACGCCGATAACTACAGGAACGGCTATGTTTCTAGGAACCTTCACCTCTGGGATCGTTACTTCAGGAATCGTTACTTCATCAGGAAGCTCCACGTCTACTCCTAGATCTTGTCGTAGATAACGCCGTCAACATTGAAATCGAGCAAAATGCTTGGCTCAGACCCGTTGACAAACCGGGAGTTCCATGCATCAAACATGCCAAAGCTTATGTAATCGTCTCCGTCGCCACCCTTGAGCCACCCGACAACAGCTCCTGCCTTCGATCTCGGAACGCCGATCATATCGTACACCTCATTGAGGAATACATGACCCATTGAGACGAGACGGTGATTCGCATATGCCTGCTGAACCTCTAGGAATACGCGATTGTATTCTGCATTCCGAACCCAGTTCGAAGAGTACTCGTCAAAGAACCGTGCATACGGAGAAACATGAAGCGGGTTGACAACCCTCGCCTCTATGATCTCTCCATCACGCGTTTGGACCAATTCCTTGGAGGAGCCATGATACAGCTCAAGCTCCTTCTCTTCACCAACCTCTTCCCGCACTCTATTCCGGTACTTCTCCAGGAACTCTTGGACCCCGGCGTACGCGGCCATGAGGGCAGACTGACGACGCGCCATCTGGATGTGAGAGCTGGTTAGCATCGCGATCGAAGCCGTACCGAGAATTGCTGCCGGTGCGTACAAGAGCACGATCTTCACAGCCGATCGTCCGTAGACGTGCAACGTGTCGATGTGGTGGTGCAGCTCCTCAAGATGAGCCTCCGGGCTTTCACGATCTGCCGGAAGTTCACGAAGGAGCTTGTTCTCCTCAATTTCCTTGTTGATCTCCTCGAGCTTCTGCGGGAGCTTCATCGTTGCGCGGCAAGCCAGGACCGTGCTCGCAAGCGTCCCAACCACGCCGAGCCCAAAGAAGATATGAGGAGAGTTTTTCTTAGCTACAAGAGCCTGTCTGGCAACAGTACCGAGGATGGCTTTCGGAACTGCCTTCATGAGAAGATTGTTCATCTATCGGCCCTTTCAGATAGGTTCTACTGGTGGAAGATCGATAAAGTACCCGTCTCGGATTTGACGGATCTCTACATTGTTCAACGATGTCCAGCCCCACTTATTATCTACTGCAGTAGATCTAAGGCCAACCAGATCATAAAGATCTGCCAACGAAGCAACTTCAAATTTGTCGATGATGTCGATCAGGCGTTCGACAACGACTTCGGCGTCCTGTCTTCTCGACAAGATAAGATCCTGATGCTCGGACCTTTCTCTCTGCCGAAACGCGGGCTGATCCGGCAATAACCCACGACGAGTGTTGGTTAGTCCGCTAACTATCGTCTCACGGGGCTCTCTGAACGCCCTTCTATCCGGATTATCGTATCGAATGATCGAACGATTCTCTGCTGTGCGCCTACGAAACGTCGAGTCACCATATATAACGCCCTTCGCACCATTGACGATTGCGTCCACAAGCAAGTCTCGTACGGCTGGTAAAATAACATCAGCTGCGACAAACCGACCGGCAGTCTTAACGTCACCGCCGAAGAATACGTTCCTGAACTTCCGCCCAAAGGATTCAGGCTTTCGAATTACTTCTCCAGTTACTACCTTGGAGATCTGCTTGTCGCCCTTCTCTTCCTTGCTCTTGTCCGAATTACTCTGATAATCCATACCCTTCCCTTACAGTTGTGGGGTAGTTAGGACGGCAACCTCTTGCTTCTCTACTTCCTTTGCAAAGTCCTTCGGGATTATCCCCTTGATGAATTCCGCAGCAGCCGTATCATCTGTAGCAAGCTCAATGAACAGAGAATCGTATGCAGCCGTCTGTGAAAACGCCTCTCTGAGTTCGTCATTCTTGATGAACCTCTTCCCGTCCTCAGATCTCTCACCATAAGACAAAAGAATAATGCGCTTGAACTCTTCAACAAGCTGCTTCTTATCTTCTGTCCGCACAATTCGAGCAAGAGCAGCTTCCAAGCCTTCCTTGTAGGAAACCTGAAGCTCTATAATCTCGCTCTTGCTAAGATTGAAGTGGAAATTTTCTGTTACGGTCTCACCATCGAAGTTCTCGTAGGTGATGGGTCGAATAAGCATCTATCCTCGCTTCCGCTTAGAAAAGAATTTGAATGCCTTGATATAGGCCTTCTTTGTCAGGATGCTAGCAGCCAACTCAACCACAGCCACTATGACCACAGAAATAAATTGGTGTATGACCGGTAGCGGGTTTTCCTCGCTCCGTCCAAACATTCCAATCATTTGTTCCCTCCTTCTTCTCATTATAGCGGCTGCGATTTGTACGAAGTACTACTCAGACGTCCACCTTGGCGTGAACATCAACTTGAGAGTCCACTTATCGCCATCTTGGTACCAACTTGGCTTGATCTTGTACACCGCGTTCGTGACCAAGACTCCGAACCCAACGGAGTATGCAACGCGCTTCAGGATTCGTAGCATATCTATCTCCTATATCGGCTGAATGTAGTTGTAATCGAACGCCATACACGGACGGCCATCTTCAGTCAAAGCCGCTGAGAATATCAACTCCATCAACTTGTCTGAGGTCCACCCAATGTGCGGTGCTTGTGTCGTGTTCTGAAGACCAATACGCCAATACCACTCATCCAACGTTGCATAGTCTTGCCTGAGCAATAGCGCGTTCAAATCATTCATCGCCTTGCGCAATGTCTCCACATCACTCACAAAATATCGCATTGTGAGCAATTCACAGCACAAGACCGCGCCCGGACCAGATATCAGTGTCGCAGGAGGTGGATCTTTCGCTATCTTGTCAGCGACCACCTTATCGACAATGGACTGATCCTTACGTGAACTGAACTCTTGAACAATCTTGTCTCGATACTCAGCGAGTGATCGTTGAGAGACCGCGACGAGAGATTGAGCAGCGAGAATCTTCCTAGCTGCGAGCCGGTTTGCTCCAGCGATGGCGAAGATCGTTGAAGTTCCGAGGAGTACGGGGGGAATGTAAAACGTCCAGACGAGCTTGAATCGTCCCCAGAGTTGGGCTCTTGGGGAGTCGTAGGTAGTTCCATTATACTGTTCATCCCTCTTGATTACGTGAGCGGCTCTGTAGGAAGCTCGACCTGTCATAAATGCCGTAGCTACAACTCCAACACCAGCAGCAACGGAAGAAATAAGCGAAGAATTATGCTTCGTAAAATTAGTGATCGTCCCTAGCAGTTCGCTCAGCATTATCGTCCTTCAGATCGTCGAATCTTATCTCGTGGTTGAACTGGTCTATCTGTCCAATACGCTTATTGTAATGCAGCAGCCAGATAAAAGCGAGGAACATGCCTACAGCAAGTCCAATCATTGTACCGATTAATGCGCCAATCACGACGTCCATCACCTCTTAGGTCCGCGTGTGCAAGCGAGCACAAGTGCTATGTACAACGCAAATGCGATCAATAGCATCCCGCCAATCATGCAACATCCTCCAGCCGAATTCGTTCTGCTTGATGCCCGCCAGCATTTGGGAGCTTTCCGTTAAAATACTTGGAGATCACTGGTTCAGATACACCAATCTTTCTTGCGTAAGCCCGTTGTGATGCGTAGTACTTGTTCGTGTCAATGTCTCGCACGAGATATCCATCAAAACCTCGTCCAACGTTGTTTGTCACGCTCACAACGTTTGTCTGAGCAGATAAAATTGAATGAGGGCGCATGGTAATCGAAGTCTCTGCAGTCTCCGATCCATAGACTCCGCCATTGGCTAGTGTCTCATAACGCCCTCTCACTATAACAACTGCAATTCCTACGAACGCAGCTCCAGCACCAAATGCCGCATAGCGATCTGCGTTATCTCGGAAGTGCTTCTTCACTCGGTCGATGAATTCCATGATTACTCCTGTCAGTAAAAGAAAATGAGAGGCTAGGGCCCGCTGCCTAACGAAAACAGCGATTAGCGACCTTTCTTCGTCGCGCCAGGTGGGTGGGGTTTGCTCCCACTCATTCGTATCTCACCTTCCTCTCATTATAGGACCTGCGAAAATGACGAACAAAAAGGGAAAGCCCATGTGGGCCCTCCCTCTCGATCATGTCGCTACGGCAACGATCTCATAGATCACTCCGTTGACGTGATCCGTATGCCCGTTCAAATGCTTGGACATTACGGGCACCGAAACGTTGGCATTCTTCGCAGCTTCGGTCACTGACCCGAAATATCGGTCAAGTTCTCGGCAGTACACAATCTTTCGAAGATGTCCTCCGAGAGAAGACGTCGCCAAGTTGTTGAACACTGGGGACACGTTGTTCACGATGATCGATGGTTGCTTCTTGAGCACAGCCGCGCCAAGCACAGCAACGATCACGCCACACGCGGTGTAACCGTACGCGTGCTTATGCTTCGAGAAATGTGCCTTGATCTTCTCGAATCGGGTTTCGTCTTCCATCATGGCCTCCTCAGATAAGTGAAAGAAGATGTTCTCTTGGTGTCGTACAGTCACGTCTCCAAGAGAGGAATCCGTACAGTCACGAGTTCCTCATCTTCTCTCACTATAAGACTTGTAAATATGACGAAGATATAAAAAGAAGAATTCACACATTGCCTGGTGCTTGCCAGGTTCGGTGTCCCGCTGAACGGGTTTTGCACCTTAGTGTCCCGCTGAACGGGTTTTGCACTAACTGTGAATTCTTCTCATTATAGGACCTGCAGAAATGACGAACGAAAAGGAAAGTGCATTGCTGCACCCTCCTTCAAGTTCATCGGTCGTAAGGTCGGTTCCTCACTCGGTAGTCGACCTGCTTGGCGTAGGCATGACGACTCTGTGCTTGGCTCACCGCGTTCACGACTGCGACAGCTGCAATAACAGCTCCCGAGCCGACCGCGATTACCCGCATAGGGTCCTCATCCCAATACTCCTTCAGCTTGGTCTTCCAGCTCATGATTACTCCTTTGCTCGATCTCTCTCATTATACGGATTGTGAATTTTGCGAACTATGATCCTTTCGACGAGCTGCCGACAAGAAGATGAGCCCGATAACAATCAACGACACTCCTCCCACAATAACAATAAGAAATGGAAAGCCGGTTTGAGCTATTGGAGTTTTAGGCACAATCACGATCGTTGCCGGAGGACTCGTTACGTTCGTATACGTCGCAGGCGGTGCCGTAGTTCCTGACGCGTGCGTACTCGGAACCGTAGTTGGCACACTTGTGGGCGGGATGGTTGTAGGAGGAACTGTTGTAGTCGGTATTGTTGTTGAAGGAGGAACGACACAAGAAAGATATGTCCCGTTCTTAGCCGATATAACCGTCGTGCGAGTGTCTGCTGTAGCCTTCCCCTGCTGAACACGAAGATCATGGGAGAAGAACGAGCCAGATGGACCAACGTCTTGGAGTGGGATTCCGACAATAGCATCCAGCTGATAGTCACACCCAAGGCCAAACCTAGCAAGATCAGGCATCGGGAAAGTAATTTCGCCTGGGCCGGCGACAAGAAATTCGACACTGTAGCCTCCATTAGGTCCAGTTAGCTGATCCACGTTTGGATCGAACGAAGGTCCAAGCGCAACCTTCACTACGAAGGACACCGCGGACCCAATACACTCGGGCGCGACGTCCGTCCATGCCATGCGAACTAGATCGCCTTGACCAAGAACAGGTAGATCTGCAAGATCAGGAACTGGTCCGAATTCTTGCGAGCCACCGGTGGCAACAAGCCGCGCACCGAATGTCGGGTTAAGTACGCCACTGAAATCACATCCCGGTGTGAGAAATGCTTGTGGAGTTCCCGGATATGTTGCGTAGTCCGTGACAAGCGGAGGACGTTGATCGTCAGGGATCTGCGCGCTTGCGGTCTGTGCGAACACAAACATGGATATGATCATGAAACCTAGTAGGACTGGTACCTTGCTGTGTCGAACCATATCTTCTCCCCGTGGGTTGTAGAAAAATAAAAGGTCAGTGGCTGCCATCTAGTGACAGGCTCCGTTTCAACTCCCTTTCATTATAGGATCTGTAAATATGACGAACGAAAAAAGAAAGCAGTAGCTCGTGGTCCTTATCTACTCATCAGCCAACATTGACGTCTTTGGCGTGAGCGTATCAGCTCTTAGCTATCAGCCAGATAGACTGCTCTCTCATTATAGGACCTGTAAAAAATACGAACGAAAAAGGAAAGTCATTGCTGACTCTCCCTCGGGTTCACTCCTCTGGTGATTGCGATGCTTGCTCCACTGCGACCTTGCGGATCGTGTCAGCGAGCACGACAACCACGACGGCGATCGTGAGCTTCTTGATACTCCGCTCCAGCATTCGGCCAATGATAATGGCTTTTTGCTCGAACGTAGCACCAGTCGGCTCCTCGATTCCCGGCTTGGTCTTCGGCTCCTTGACAAGATTCACTTGGATCTTGCGCTTCCTCAGCATACCTAATCCTTTCGATTATGTCTCCCATTATAGGACTTGTTTATTTGACGAAAGGTTTTCAGACACTTCCCCCCGGGAATTTTTTGGCTTTGAAAAGGGGCATTTTGTCTGAGAGGCCTCTATTTGCCGTTCTAAGCCGTTTGACCCCATTACGGGTATAATCGTACCGAATATAAGCCAGAAACGCAGCAGAGGGCTCTATACGCGGAGAAAAAAAGCTCAGGAGCCATGTTTCCACAGCTCCCTAGCTTTCCGAGACCCTTTCAGGTTATACGCGGCTCCGTCTTGTTCACAAACGTCAACGCTCTCGAAGCCATCACATGCTTCTGCTCGTACGCGACAATGGCCAGGATCCCGAGGATGTTACCAGCCACGATCAGTACTGTGTTCGGGTCAATCCGACGCAGGCGTTTCTCTTCTTCCGCCTTGATCTTCATCAACCCGTCCAGGTACCGAACGAAGTTGTCAAACTCCTCGTTCTCCGGACCAAACTCGTTCATCCGAGTCAGAACCAATGCAATTGGCTCGTCGAGCACCGACTGCTTGCGCTTCCAACGTGCAAACATTATTCTCCTCTCGTAGTCTCATTATAGGAGTTGCTTATTCTGCGACATCAACGACTTTGAAAGTAATGGCCTCCATGTGCTCTATTTCCTCTGGAGTTTTACTCAATTCCAAAGAAAATACCTTCTTTCCTTCCATTGTCTCAGATATGACCAACGATCCTTGGAACAACACGTTCGGATCGTATTTCTTATAGGCAAATTGGACAATTAGGCCGGATATGGCTGCTAGCACAACTAATATGCCAATAACTTGGCTTTCGTTGGGCATAGCATAGATTTGACTCAATCCAAAGTAAATAGCCCCACTTGCGGGGAATATGATCCTATTCAATGTCTTAATTAGATTATATATTCTATGGTTCATGTCTACACCCCCGGAAGAGATAGCGTAGGATGCCCCGTTTCGCCGTTTTCGTCCATTATCTCCACATACTCAATAATTCGCATTTTCGCAATTTGCCCAAAGTTGGCGTCAACGGTGATAAAGTCGCCAACTTCGAAATCCTTGCGATATTGGTATTTTGAAACTTGGGCCAAATCCGCTCTAGTGATGGTAACAAGGTTTTGATTGGCTATTGCTGCTCTGCCACGCACTTGCATCGCTGTAATGACGTCTGTCAACGCTTGCCCAGTTGGTGGCGCGTTGTAAACTCCGTCAATATCGCTTCCGTCGACCACCATGGACCTACGGGCGAATTTATCGACACCGACAGTATCCACAGCTACGTTTACATATCTACCGACGACCACTGCCGAGTTCTTATCCCTCTTATCACTCCACAAATAGTCTGCTTGCTCAAGATCTCCGGATTTCCAAGAGAAAATAACAGATGAAGACCGGTCAGTTCCTTTGTGAATCAAGATAAAGGTATAATTTGCGGAATGAGTAGGTACGCCGACACCAAACGTGTTTCGACGAATGGTCTTAACGCCTAAATCCTCAATCGCCAATAGTTCCAAAAGCGCAGTATGTACGCCAACTCGTTTTATGCTTCTAGATTCATACACACCAGTAGATCCGACAGGCATTCCTGAACTTGCCCAAATATTGTCAATGATGTCATTTGCTTGAGGAGCAGAAATTCCGTGAGCATTAATCAGCACAATTGCTTGTTCCCATATATAGTTTGGCACTAGCACATATTCCTGAAGTGTCGAGCTGGTTCTTACTTGATTCATGCCGACAATTCGATTATCAAGATATGTTTCGAACGATCTTCCTGTAATAGTTAAAGTTGGATCGGCCGCTGCCTCTTCGGTAATTTCATGATTCTCCACAATCATGATTTCCATAGTATCAACGTGAGAGATAATCGTCCCTAAGGGAAGGAACTCCCTTAATCCACTGCTTAGCGGCGCCACAATCTGGAACTCACCAGGATCGCGATATCGCTCCGTCCACATGACTGAAGTTGCGCCATTGATCATTCGACCTTCGGTAAGAATCGTTGGTTGAACGCCGGGAGCCGTGATGTATTTGAACAGTTCCAAAATTACACCCCCCAGTAGGCAGCCGAGTATTCCAAGTGGTTCCAGTCGAACGTTGCGATGTCCAGGAAGTAAAGTGTCGTAGCTCCAGGAAACATCAATGGCCAAATTGATTCTGGTTGGATCTTATCGACCAAGTAGATACGAGTTACGCCTCGGTCTATATATAGATACTTGTTGGCGTAATCACTGGAGAAATATAGCACATCTCCTGTCAAGAACCCGCCGCTTGGAATAACGCGGAAATTCCATTCCGGATTGATCTGTGCGTCCTGAATAGTGAAGGAGGTTGCGGGAGCCTTGAACGTAACCTGAAATTGAAACCCGTGCGGAGCTGTTGACAGATTGTCCGCAAGGATTATCGGATTAACTGTCTTCAACTCTGCTGGTTCATAGGCAACAGGATTTATCGCCCGGAACATTGGATCATCACATCGAATAGAAATTTGAACCTCAGGAAGAGGCGTGAAATATGGGACTTCGAACTTTGTAATGAATCCAAAGAGTCTAGCAACTGTCGTGCCACTCGAGTTGAAGTGCATAACAACGACGCCAGTTCGAACAGAAGAAATAGAACGATACAGATTATCTCGTACGTCCGAATATGTCTCGTCAAGCTTGAAACGAGGGTTAAGGACGATTCTAGTAACAACCAAGCGTGGCTTCATTACGAAGTCGTAGAATTTATTCTTACTCTTCAAGCTAAAGCCATAGAACTTTGGAACTAGGTCATCGACATCCATTCCGGTCATCTCACGGACCATATATTGAGCCGTGGGATCGGATTTGCTGAGGCTGAAGCTAAAAAGCTCCTCCGCGCCTTCTGGTCTTCCTGCGTATACAGCTACGTCTGTGATTCTCACGGAATGCTCAACTCCTGCTTAGCCATTGTGATCTGATTACGAGTATTCTTGTAAATATCACTTGTGGACAGCTGTGTTGGTGAGTTGATTACTTGATTGAACACTACTTCGCCAGATCCGGCTGCTGCGTTGACAGAATCATCCTGCTGCGCGTTGGCAGTAGAGGCAATGGTTCTAGCTTGAGAATATGAATATCCTGGAGCTATCGACGATGCAGCGATGTAATCGCCAATCTGAGCTGCTCCAGCCGCGACTCTAGTCAAGTCTAGAACTGGCGTAACCGTCGGATTGAACTCTGATACAGTCTCAAGTTCCGTGCTCATTCTAGTCAAAGAAGCCTCAATGGCTCTAACGGCTTTATCAGCTAGACGTTCGGCACTTTCTTCTACAACAGGAACACTATCTCTAATACCAATACTTAAACCTTGTCCCATCATTTGACCGACATAGAATGTCAGCTTGGATGGAGATTTTACGCCAGCACCACTCGCGACTGCATCAGCCGCTTTCTTTCCAAGGTCCCAGGCATCTTGAGCAACTCCCCTTGCCTTTGAAGCGAGGCCAAATGTCATTCCATCAGCGATCGCGAAGGCAATATCCATACCGGCGCCACGAATTTCTTCGCCATAGGTTGTGATAGCAGCGGCTATACCATCCAAGACGTCGACGATGAACTGGCCAACGGCGTTAGCGATTCGAACGATGTTCCCTGAAAGTCCCTTGAGGAACTGTTCAACTAGCTCTACACCCTTATCGATAACCTTAGTGATTTCCTTGCTAAGGGCCTCCATTATTTGCGTAATGAGTGTTCCAGCAGCTTCGGTAACCTTGCTCACGTTGTTACCGATTTCGTCCATGAACTTCACAACAAGATCCGTCGCTGTAGCAGCAAGGCGGAACAAGTTGTTGGCAATGCCTTCCATGAACTTTATGACGATATCGAACGCGGCGTCGATTACCTTGTTAAGGTTATCGGCAATGCCCT